ATTTCCTTGAATAATGTTATTGAGCGCCTGATTGCCGTCAGGTGCTTTTTGCTATCCCCTTTTCTGCTATAATGAAACCAGAAAGGAGGGTTAAAAATGTCATTTGATAAAAATATAGCTGATAAGATCCTAGAGTTTGCTAAGCTAGAACCGACTGTCCCAGTAGGCACTTCTCATGATTTCCGTTCTGAAGAGTTTGATCAAGATGATTTTAGAGATACCGCCAAGAAACTAATCTCAACTGGTCAAATTTCAGGACATCTTGAGGAGGATTTCTCAGGATTCTATATCGCATTCAGATTGTAATTTCTGAATTTCAGCAATCACTGTCGCATCAATTTCCATTACATCTGGAATCGCTGTGATGGTGATTTTTGGTTTCTTATCCGCAGGCATTTCTAGTTTAAAATCAATTACCCCTCTGCCAAGCTCCCAGTCATTGATTTTTACTGAATAACCTGAAGAATTAAGAGATTGACCCTCAGTAGGTTCTTGTTTGGGTTTAATACTTAGTTTTAATTGCTTCATGTTTGCTCCTTTCCCATTTTTGCAAAGTCCTAAATTAGAAATTTTTAAATTTCCTCTCTTTTATTTATTTAGAGAAGTAGGACTTGTTGTTAGTTAGTATTTATTGTTATTTAATACTTGTTGTTAGTTAATATTTATTAGTGCCTTATTTTACTTATTTGTAAAATACAGATTTGTAAAATACAGATTTGTAAAAGTCGGAAATGTAAATATCAAACTGTGGATAACTTTTGTAAAGCATCCTCCAATCTCTGCAACATAATCTCAAATTGAAAATCGGTAATTTTGATATCTGAGAAGAATCTGAAAGTCTGAACTCCTCGACCTCTACCGAGGCTTTTTTTGACAACTCGCATATAACCAGCATCCTCTAGTTTTTTTAGATGACGGTCTATCATGTCACGACTAACATTTAATCGTTTAGCTATTTCCTCTGGATAGACAAGCCAGTTTTCTTTATTGCTGAGAATAACCATCAATATACCGATTGTTGCAGGTTCAAGTTCTGGATCTCTCAAAAAATCATTCTTGACCGCTGTATAATCATCCGTTGCATTTCTGAAAGATTAGTTGAACATTCAAGTTTTTAAAATTTGTCATACGCTCTCCTTTCTGTTTGTCGCATTTACGCGACTGTTTCGCTAAAAAAAATAGATAAAGCTTCGTCTTTTGAAAGACCGAGGGAAGAAACAATCAAGTTTACTTCTTGTATAGAGAAACTACCATTTTGTTTCATTTTTCTATAAAACGTACTCTTATCAATCCCAATATCTTTTGCTAAAGCCTCTTGAGTAGTATTGCGTTCGATAATTTTTCCTTTTAATTTCGATACATTTACCATATCTGCTCCTTTCTGTTTGTCGCATTTACGCGACTTGTTGTTTTAAGTATAACTGATAAAAAAGGAAATGTCAACAAGAAAATCGCATTTTTGAAACTTTTTATATTGCATTTTTGCGACTAATGTTGTAAAATTATTGTGTAATATATAGTAAGGGGTAAAAAAATGAATGTCGGAGAAAGAATAAAACAACGTCGAAAAGCGTTGAAAATGTCTGCGGACGAGCTTGCAGAAAGTGTAGGTGTCTCTCGTTCTACTATTTTTAGGTACGAAAAAGGAGATATTGAAAAGGTTGGACCTGAAGTATTAAAAAAAATCGCTGACAAATTAAATGTATCACCTGGAGACTTGATGGGATGGGAAGACAATCAACAAGAATTGAAAATCCCAACCTCCCCGTTGGTTCACAAAATTACTGAAAAGGTTATCAAACTATCAACTCCGAGAAAACAAAAGGTTCTTAACTACGCTAACGAACAATTGAAAGAGCAAAATAATAAAGTAATCACAATTGAGGAAAAGCTTTTTGAATACCGTGTTTTTGAAAAATTGGCGGCTGGTAATGGTTACTCTTATTTTAACGACGGAAACTATGATACTGTTTTTTATAATAAAGATTTAGATCATGATTTTGCCTCTTGGGTTTTTGGTGACTCTATGGAACCTAAGTTCCAAAACGGAGAGGTTGTACTCATAAAAGAGACTGGTTTTGATTATGACGGAGCGTTTTATGCCATAGATTGGGATGGCCAAACGTACATCAAAAAAGTTTATCGTGAACTTGATGGATTGCGTTTAGTATCGCTTAATCCAAAATATAAAGATAGGTTTGCGCCTTACGACGAGGACCCTCGCATTATTGGAAAAATTGTTGGTAATTTCATGCCTGTCGAGAACTGATAAAACAAATTGATATTTTAAAGAAGGGTGACGTATGAGCTTTTTGACAAATTTACTAAATTCTTTTAAAAAACCAGTGAACATTCCTATTATAGATAATACAAAAGAGAATGATAACTCATTACAAATAGGAGATATCATCCTCTTATACTGGATTGAAAACAGTCTTCACGATGATTTCCCAGCATATTTTGAATATGATTATCACATCAATCCACAACTGCATCGCAACAAACTGATTAGTATGGGGATGTTAGAGTTTCAAAAATCACAAAAAAGCTTATTTAAACTAAAAGTTATAGAATTAAAAGAAATCTTAAAAAACGAATCACTGCCAACGAGCGGTAAAAAAGATAAACTTGTCCAGAGAATTATGGATAACTTTGATATTTTAGAAACTAGAATACCACAAGCCCTCTGTCTAACAGAATTAGGCGAACAATTATTGCTAGAAAATCAAAATCTAATAAAAGCGCATCAGGACCAATATATCTCTGCTGTAGAGTATAAAGATTATTCAATGAGATTCCCTGAAGATTCATACGATAATATTAAAATTAAAATATTGGATGACCATATGGTAAAGAACATACGCGATCAACATTTTGGACTAGTAAGAATCAACAACCTTGCATTAGGAGATTTATATCAAAAACAAAAAGAATATAAAATAGCTTTAAAATATTTTATTAAAACAATGCTATTTGATTGTTCTGGCCTCAAAAACAGCTACGAATACCTACCAAATCCCATCTATACGCAGCCAATGTTGAATAGCTTTATAATTACAGAGCTTCGGAATATCTCAGACAAGTGCGATTTAGACGACTATAATAACGCATTTGAAGTTGCAAAGAAAGAAATAAAATCGCTGAGGAAGAAAATTTTTCTTACAGAAAAAGATTTTAATTTTATAAAGCACAATCTTTTAGTTGAAGATCTTGATATTATCGAGACTTATCTTCAAAAATACAGTAAATTCACTTATGACTATTACAACTAAAAAAAGCCCCACACTCGCAAAGTTTGGCGACTCTGAGTGTGAGGCAAGATGTATAGTAAAAGGCATTAAAAGGCCCGTTTTACTATACCCATTTTATCAAAAAGGGGGTATAAAAGCAATGAAAACAACGAATAAGGTGGCAATATATGTCAGAGTGTCTACCACTTCCCAGGCAGAAGAAGGTTACTCAATCGAGGAACAAAAAGACAAACTGGAAGCCTACTGCAAAATCAAAGACTGGAGTGTATACAAGGTCTACACAGATGGTGGATTTTCAGGATCCAATACAAACCGTCCAGCAATCGAACAACTGATAAAAGATGCTCAAAAAAAGAAATTTGACACAGTCCTGGTTTATAAATTAGACCGACTAAGTCGGAGTCAGAAAGATACGCTCTATTTAATCGAGGAAGTCTTTATAAAAAACGGCATCGAGTTTTTAAGTCTTCAAGAAAACTTTGACACCTCTACTCCATTCGGTAAAGCCATGATTGGACTGTTGGCCGTGTTTGCTCAGCTAGAGAGGGAGCAAATCAAGGAAAGAATGCAACTTGGTAAACTAGGGCGTGCAAAGGCTGGAAAGTCCATGATGTGGGCTAAGACATCCTACGGCTATGACTACCACAAAGAAACAGGCACCATGACCATCAACCCAGTCCAGTCACTAGCTATCAAATTCATCTTTGAGAGCTATCTATCAGGTAGGTCTATCACTAAGCTCAGGGATGACCTTAATGAGAAATTTCCAAAAGAAAAGCCCTGGAACTACAGAGCGGTCAGAGTGATATTAGATAACCCTGTCTACTGTGGATATAACCAATTCATGGGAGAAGTATACAAAGGCAATCATGAGCCTATTATCTCAAAAGAGGCCTATGACAAGACACAGGAAGAACTTAAAATCAGACAAAGAACAGCGCTTGAAAACTTAAATCCTCGGCCATTCCAGGCAAAGTATATGCTTTCAGGTATTGGCCAATGCGGATACTGCCTAGCTCCCTTAAAAATCATAATGGGTGTAAAGAGGAAAGATGGCACTAGATTTGTAAAATACGAGTGCCACCAAAGACACCCTAGAAAAACAATCGGAGCCACTACCTACAATGGCAACAAAAAATGTGACTCAGGCTTTTACTATAAGGATGACCTTGAGGCTTATGTCTTGCAAGAAATCAGCAAGCTACAAGTCGATAAAGAGAGCTTTGAGGGGCTATTTAAGGAGAAGAAAGACGAGATAGACCGAAAGGCTTACCAAAGGCAAATAAACGAGCTGACGGGCAAAATAAGCAGGTTAAACGACCTTTATATTGACAATCGCATAACGCTAGAGCAACTACAAGGAAAATCGGCTGAGTTCCTAGAAATGCGCTCAAGGTTGGAAAATGAGTTGGAAAACGATCCAGCGCTTAAACGTGAAGAAAAGAAAGAGAATATGCGTAGGATCCTGGAAAAAGATGATATTTACAAAATGGACTACGAGATGCAAGCAAGCGTGGTACGGTCACTGATTAGTAAGGTACAGGTCACGGCAGAATGTATCAAAATTTTGTGGAGAATTTAAAAAATTTTAGTATCCAACATTTCAATCAAGGTTACTAAAATTATTTACTAGAAAATGGATATGATGTAGTTGATAAGTCAGAAAATAAAGATTTTGTTGAAACAACGTATGCTGTTGCTCAAACTGTCTTAGCTGACGATGATAGTTTGGGGATAGT